GATCCTAATCTAGGATTGATGAACTTAACTATTGGTGGTCACGATCTACGTGGTGCTGATAGATATACTCCTAGCAGTGCAGCATACAATCCTACTTCAGGATTCATGACAATAACCATTGCAGATCACGGGTTTGTAGATGGTGAAGTTGTTCAAATTACTGATCTAGGATTAACCTTTAGTTGTCCTGCTGCTACTGGTCAACATCAATTCCAATCTGGTTCTACTAATGGTATTGTTGATCAAAATTTAGCAGGTTATACTGCACAGAATGGAACTACTTACAATCCTGCTACAGGTGAATTAGTATTAGAGATTGGAGCACATAGTATAAATGCTGGACAGAATATATCGATTGCTCAAGATGCTGTTACATTCAGATGTGAAGCTGATAGTTATGCCACTGATCATTCTTATCCTCGTGCAACTGACCCCGTTGCTAACACACCTGTTTCTGTTAGTGCTGTAACTGCTACAACTCTTACAGTTAACGTTGGTGTAGCATCTGCAAATAGTGGTCAAAGTTCTTATCCACGTGCTTCTGACCCTGTAAGTGGAATGTGGATTCCTATTGCAAATGTAACTCAGAACACATTTGATGTACAGGTACTAGCAGATGCTCCTTCTACAAATACACAAGTCCATACATTTATAAGTGCTGCGACTGACTGTATTGTTAAACCTAATAGCACTATAAAGTTAGATGATAATGCTGTTACATTCAGATGTACATATGGTAATGGAGTTCATGCATTTGTAAGTGGAACTACTGGAGGAATTACTCCTAACGTTGGTAGTGTTAAAACAGCATCAACAGGAACAACTTATGATCCTTCTAATGGAGTCCTTGAAATAGAGATTGGATCTCATACTCTAACTACTGCTAATACAATTCAGATTGCTAATGGTGCTATCACATTTACTTGTGATGCTGATAACAATGCAACAGAACATGCATATCCACGTGCAACTGATCCTGTATCTGGTCAAACCCTTAATATCACTGCGACAACTGCTACAACCATCACAGTTAATGTTGGTATCAGCAATGGTAGCTTGAGTGCTAAGTCTTATCCTAGAACTACTGTTCTTAATACTACAGTAACTTATGCTGATTACGATCCTGTAACTGGTGTCATGGAACTTACTGTTCCTAGCCATGGATTTAATAACGGCGAACAAGTTAAGATTGGAACTGGTTCATTAACCTTTACTTGTACTCAAGACAGTGATCAAACACAACACACATATCCAAGATCTTCTGACCCTGTAAATCAGAAGTGGTTGAAGATCTTTAATGTACAAACAAATACTTTCCAAGTACAGGTACTAGATGTTATACCTTCAAGTAATGTTACTTCACATACATTTGTAAGTGCTACTACTGATGGTCTAGCATTTAAGAAAGACCCATTCTATGATAACTCTATCTACGTTTGGGATGTTCCACAAACTGCACTTACAGTAAGTAATGCAACATACGATCCTTCTACTGGTGTAATGGAAATTACCAGTAATGGTTGGGGTGGAACAAATGGTACTAGAGTTAAGTTTGAAACAGGATCTCTAACATTTACTTGTACAAAAAATGGTAACTCAACAAACCATAGTTACCCACGTACAACAGACCCATCATATGATGAGTGGTTATCTGCTTACGATTCTGATATTAACGGATTTAAAGTTAATGTTGGTGTTTCTGGTGTTAATGATCAGTATGCACATACATTTGTAAGTGCTGCTAATCAAGGTTTAATTAGACAGGATCCATCTATCACAGTATTCATTGGTAAGTCTCCTACTGCTACTCAACCTCATACATTTGTAAGTGCTCTTCCAGATTCAGTTGAAACTGGTGGATCATATACTCACGAATATACTGGTGGTCTTGCATCCAATGCAGTAATTTCAGGTGGTAACTATCCGCATACATTCATATCTGCAACTTCAGGTGCTGTTAAGAAACAGAACGCTGCAGTTTGTGCTAACGTTATCTCTGCTGTGCAGTCTAACTTAGACACCATCATGCAGGCAATAGGATCTGACTCTGGTGTTGGTAACTTAACTGGTATCACCCGTACAACTCCTACTCAACCAGTAAGTAATATTCAGAATGGTGTTGATCAAGCATATGTTGCTGGTAATTGTGCTGATGTTATTTCTGCTGTTAACTCACTGATTGACATTACTGTTGAGGCACTTCTTGCAGGTAATACAAATGTTCTACCACCACTAGATAATGGTCTCTATGATTGTGCTAACGTTCGTAGTAGTATTGAGAACCTATTTGACATTGCTGTTGATGCATTCACAGTAAGTAATCTATCTCAATTACCTGTTATCAATAAAGGATCCTTTACTAATAATGCTCAAGTATCTACATGTTATCGTGACGTTGCATACATTGTTGATGCTATTGTTGGTGACCTTAGACTTGGTGGTAACATCAACTCTGTACAGGCTGGTGAAGCATACTACGTAGGTAATAGTCTAGCCTTCATTGATGGTGAGAAGACTGAAACTCTAGATGCATGGAACTACGTTGGACAGATGGCAACTGCTGCCATGAGAAACTTCGACTTCCTTGCATATAATTGCACAACCGTTGCTGGATCAGCAATCGTTGATGTTGGTGATACTCGTGGTGTCATCATTGGTATGACAGTAACTGAGTACGATGATACTGATCCTTCTGCTCCTGCATATGTTAATGGTGTTCTACAAACAGGTTCAACTCCTGTATACACTACAATTGGTCAGAATGTATATGTTAAGAGAATTATTAACAATACTGAAATTGAACTTGGTGTAGAGAATTCTAGACTAGACTTCGGTCAGACTGTGAATGCACAGCAGTCTAGTGGAACTATTGATTTGTTCTTTGATTTCCCTAAAGGTCAGTGGGCAGACACACTTCCTAAGACAGTTATCGTTGGTCCTGAAAGTATTAGTCCAGATGTTATTGCTGATACAACTACTGGAAATATCATCACTGATCCCGCTGATCCTAATGTTGGTCAGCAGATCAGAGAATGTGCTGGTACTGTAAATGCAATTGAGACATTAGTTAGTAACATCAACACAATTATTAACTCTGGTACTGGAGCTGTTACTAGACAAGAGCAGACAGCAAATGTATCTCTCTTCTCACAAAGAGGAACAGTATTTACTATTAATACCTCTGGTCTTGGTGGATCCAACCCACATCAATTTGAAACTGGAACACCAGTTAGATTGGTTCCACGTCCTCGTTTTGATGTTGATCTTGGTAGGTATGTTGATGTTGATAAGCGTCTTATTAGATTACCTGATGGATTTGAAACTAACGAAACTTATTATGTAATTGCACCAGGTAGAAAGACACTACCATTTGATTACTCTAACACTACATTCTTTAATGGTAGTGATCAGACAAAACTGATGCTTGCAACTTCTAGAGAGAATGCAGCAGCAGGTATCTTCATCTATGCATCTGAATCTGATAGTATTGATCCTAATGTAGAGATTGATATCTATCAGTTCATACTTGATGAACAATATGATTTACATCGTTATAAGTGTAAAGTATCTCAAACTGTTGTTGGTGGAATTCAAACAGATGTGTCACACATTTTTGATGTTCCATTCTCTTCCGTAACACCACATAAAGTATTCTTCAGGTCACTTGCACCAGATGATCTACCAACTGTAGGTGAGCAAGAAGACGATAATCCAGAAGTTACTACTACTGATATCAATGATGCAAACTTTGGTAGATTGAATCCAGTTAAGGAATTCTACGCACGTTATCAAACTGCTAGAATCTTTACGATCCATAAGTCACATGCTGATGCGATCAACAATGCTGATCCTATTCAATTTACTACTGGACAGACTGATGAATTCCAAGTATTCTGTAACAAACGTCGTTCACCTGTCAAGTATGATCCAACATTTAGTGTTGGTGTTGCTACTGAAGGTAAGTGGTATGTTGATTGTATTAATGAAGCAGATCCACAAAGTGTACCAGTAGGAACCACACAAAAGAATATTATATGGAGATTACAACAACCTGATTACTCTGATAGACCTAAGACTACTGACACATGGTTCACACGTTTAGATGATACTCGTAGTGCAGATGATAGAACATACAAATTACGTTATGTTATTCCTTCTTATCTTGAGAATGCAAGAGATCCTATTAATGGATTTGTTATCAAGACAAGAACTGATGACACACGTAAGTTAGTACCACAGAAAGTTATATTAAAACCTGTTGCTGGTGAAGTATATGGTGCTCGTTTTGAGAACCCAGTACAAGCTGGTGAATACATTGGTTATAATGAATTACAATTCCTTAGTGGTGGATTAAATCAAGAGGATGCATACGATCCTTATAAGAATGATAGCACTGGACAAGGTATTGAGTACAAGTCATATGCCAGATTTAATTCTGGTATACAAGCAACCATTCAATCTGGTCGTTATGTAGAAGATCCATTAGATTCTTCAATTAGGTATCTAGAAATTACATTGATAGATCACACAATTGATATTAAAAACTTCCCTGGTCTTAAGAATGAGCAGTTTACCACAGTTCAGATTAATGCACCACAAGGCGGTGATTGGGTAACCAATAAGACTGCTAGTATCACTGCTAACCAGATCGAATGGACTGGAAACTCTTCAGGTATCGCAAATATCCATGGGTATTACGAAAATGATGGTGCTCATTACTTAATTCTGAAAAATTTACGCGGCGGAAAATTAGAGTTTTCAGAGTTTTATAACACTAGATTCACTCAAGGCAGCACATTTGCTGATATGCTTGAGGATCAGGATATGGGTAAATCTTTACCACTCAAGACTTTAATTCAAAAAGGATATCCTGAGTATTATTATAGACAAAATGGTTCTAATGTTTACACCATTACTCCTGGTGATAGAATTCAGGATAGTGCAGGTGTTGAATATTATGTTGATAGTGTTGAAGATACTGGTATTATAGAAGATACATTCTATATCTTTAACTACGAGACACTACAGAAGAGAATTTCAGGTCAGCAAGATGGTATTTACTACCTATCTTGTCTACGTGGTAACATTTCACCATTACCTCAAGGTGCTGGTGCAGGTGGAAACTTCCGTGACTTTGAGTTCTCTCAACCAGTTAGCAGTCTCTATCCTCTGAACTATAAGAACGATCCTCTTTGGTTCCAGAAGGCAGGTACAACTTCAGAAGAACTTAATGTTGCACAACAGCAAATTGATCCTCCAGCAACATTCTCTGCTGCTGATAACTACACTCATGGTCTAGTTAGAACTAACGATTACAAGAACTCTGTAACAAGAGAACTTGTTGAAGACCTTATTGTACAACCAGCATTTGTTAATAATGCTTATCAGGATCAAGCTTCTATTAGAGCACGTACTGGTAATGCAACCTCTGGATCTGAAGATCGTCGTATTCCTATTGCTGGTAATAGTACAGTTGTTGTAGATCAGAAGTATTATGTTGAACTTAGACGACCATCTATCGCAAGAGCTGGTAACCACACATTTGAATATCTTGGTTTTGGTCCAGGTAACTACTCAACTGGTCTTCCAGCACGTCAGGAGATCGTTCTAACTACTACAGAGGACTTCTACGCCCAAAGTAAGAAACAGAACGCTGGTATCGTCTTCTACACTGGTTTAAACTCCAATGGTGATCTCTATATCGGTAATAGAAAGATTAATGCTATTACTGGTGAAGAAACATACTTAGAGGCAGCAGTTCTTAAGGACAGTGCCGATGATGATGAGGATATTGGAGATCTAGTTACATCATTCGATACTCCTGTAACATTCAATGAGAATATTACAGTTGTTGGTGGTGATGGAACACTTCAGAACGTATTCCAGTCTCCTTTAGTTATATCTGTTCAGGATAATGATCTAACTGAGTCTAGAGATGCGTTAATCATTAGATCTAATGTATCATCTGTTGATCCTGTTACTAACTTACAGCAAGACGAATCATTAGACAGAACTTCGTGGACTTCACCTGGTAATCCTCTTGATGGTGATATTAGAATTAGTAAGAACAGAGTAGATGCTGCAGTATTTGGATTCAATCCTAGAGGTAAGGGTCAGAAGTATCAGATCCAGACACATATTAGTTCTGGTCTTCCTTCTAACATTACACCTAACAACAATGATCTTGTCAATATTGATCCTAATACAGGTATTAATAGTGGTGGAAACAGATTAGAAGCTAATCAGAGTGTAAACTATGGTAGTGTTCAACCAAAAGCTGGTGACATGCTACTTAAGGGTCTGGAAGTTGGTAAGACTGGTTCACTTGGTTGGATCTATGCAAACTACTTTAATGAAATACCTGCAAACAATATCTTCACGATTGAGTATGATGGTACTAACGTAATTAAATTAATATTTAAGGATAGTCAAGGAAATAATATTCCTAACTCTAACGTTGGTAGTGGTATTACAGAAGAATCACAGATTAAATTCACTAATTATATTGATCCAAGATTAAATGCTGCATGGTTGGTATACTCCCCTAATGGTGATGCATTCAGTCCTTCCAACAACTACGTTCACTTCCAAATTAATAGTGGTATTGGTGTTGATGTTCTATCTTGGAATGGTTCTGGTGGTGTACTTGATACTGCTCAGACAGAGGGAAATCCAGTTCCTATAATTGAATTCTCTAACTCCAACTGGAAAGAGTATGGTGTACTTGGTGCTGAAGCACTCAGAACTGAGACTGAAAACATTGGTGATTACAAACTTGGTGTTAACACTGTTGCAAGAACTGATCATCCATCTGCTCTTAAGGCATTCACTAGTGCTGAGGCAACACCTAGAGCAAACTTAGATGTTGTTGGTACTGCATTTGTTAGTGGTAAGACTATTAATAGTTACCTAAATGATTCAACTATCAATAAGACTGAGACTGCTGAAGATAACGCATTCTTAGTTGGTGGAGATAGTAGCGATCCTGGCGATAGTGCAACTTTACGTGTCATGACCACTAATACTGGTCGTGTTGGTGTTAATACTAAAATAGAGGATAATGTTAATCCACAGAATGAATTAGATAGAAACTTCGTTGTTGTTGGTAATTCTAGATTCACTGGTGATTCAATGTTCATGTCTGACATTGACGTCAATGGTGGAGATATTACTACTACTGACAACACATTTAACCTTGTTAATACTAATGCAAATATTCTGAATTGGGCGGGTGATGCTCAGATTTTCAATCTGATGAACAATTCGGCCACTGCTCAGACAACTACAATAGGTGGATCTACACCAACCTCAACATGGTTGATTAATGAAACTGCAGCAACTACTACTCTATACTTTGCTAGAAATAGCACTAAGTTTACTTCAGAGATTGGTACTGTTGCTGAGGCATTCACTTCAGAGTGTAATCTTTCACTTGGTGGTGGTTTCGCAACCAGCTCACCTGGTAAGTCAAGAACTACTATTGGTACATTCTACACTGGTGTTGCTGGACAACTTGAATTTGGATACGGTTATGGAGCTGGCACAAGTTCATCTAGAATATTCTCTCAGACTAGAATAGTTAATGCATTTGATGGTTCATCCACTAACACTGTTAATCTTGCAACAAATGCAACTCAATTTACATTAGGTTCAACTGGTGGTAATACTACAATCAGAAATACTCTGAATGTTCTTGCATCTACAATCGTTGAAGGTAATATCAGACTGGACGGTGGTCTAAATGCTGGTATTGTTAAGATTGGAAGAGGTAAGTTTGGTACAACACCTATTGGACATCAAATTGGTGGTCTAGAAAATCCAAACATTGACTTCTACAAGTATGAACCAACTGGAAGAAGAATTGATACTGGTGGTGTTGCACCATGGGGTTCAACTCAATTCTTACAAGGTGGTGGTCAGATTGCATCTGTCGATACTATTGTTAATAATGGTTCTACTTCAAGGACACCTGGCATATACCAATACCTTGATGCAACTGGATCATTGAATGGTAGTGGTGCAGCATTCACAGTTCTTATCCGCTTTGACTTTACAATTGACATTACGATTGAGTCTGGTGGTGAAGGATATGCAGACAATGAGACTCTAACTATCACTGACGCCCAATTGGGTGGTGGTGGCGGTGGAGACCTCACATTTGATGTTAATGGTGTTAATGCTGCAGGTAACAATTACTACCTACCAATTACTACACCAGATGTTAATGATTTCCAACTTGGTGATCTTCTCTTAATTGATAGAGAGATTGGTCCTCAAACTGCTGGTGGTCAACCTATCGCTGGATATACATCTGACGAATCTAAATCTGAAATTCTTCAGGTTATTGGTATTGATAACATTAGTAATCCTAATGATCCACAAGGTTTCAGATTGATCGTTATAAGAGGAGTTGATGGAACTACATCTGCTACTGATCACCCTGATAACTGTGTTATAGCAAAACTTGATAAGCAGTCTAATTCTTCATATATCACTGGTTCTGACATTGATAATAACGGTGAATTAGATGAACCTCTAACTGGTATTGGTGCTGACCCTGCTGATGTTAACATTGGTGTTGCAGAATTTGGTGGTACTATTACTACTGAAGACTTCTTTAGATTATCAGGACTTGAATTCTGTACTATTGAGCAACTAATTAGCACTTCACCACAGTCTTTACAGGTTAATGATGGTGGTGATCCTGCTGCTATTGTATTCAATGTTGAGTCTACAACTGGTAATACTCAGATCTTCGGTAATATTACTGCTGGTTCTGGATTTAATAAATTCACCATGGATTCCACTAGTGGTAATACTGCTATTGCTGGAACACTCACTGTTGAGGATACCTTCACTGTTAATGGTTCTACCATCGAAGGTCAGGAGTGGTTTAGACTAACAAATGGTGGTGCAACTGGCATCCCAATAAGAACAACTCTAGAAGTTGATACTGCATCTGGTGATCTAACGATCAACGGTGGTGACATTAATATCTTCGGAACTGATGAAACTACACCAAGATTGACCTTTGATAATTCATCTGGTGACTTTACTACCTATGGTTCGTTCTCTGCTCTTGGAACAGGAACATCTACATTCGGTGGTGATCTCGATGTTGCTGGTGATGCATTCATTCGTGGTGGAGACCTCACAGTATATGCTGGAGAGAACACTTCATATGCAACTGCAGGTGATGAAATCTTCGGTGTTGATAACAACGGATCCGTTAAGATTGCTGGAATTCAGAACTACTTCTCCCAGACTGGAGCACGTAAGTGGCTCTATGCGGCAGACTCAGTAATTGAAGCTCTAGCAAATGTCAACTACTTTGTTAACTGTACAGGTAACACTCTAATCAAACTACCTTTAGCACCTGAAATGGGCGATATGATTAGGATTATAGATATTAGTGGTAGTCTATCATATAATCTAAGTATGGTTGTCAGAGCACCTGATAGTGTTAAGGTACAAGGTGAAGCATCTAACACTGGAACTACTGTTCTTCAGGGTATACAAAACTCAGCCTTTGTTAACTATCAATCTGGTGGTGAACTGGTTGTACAGACTCCAAACGCAGCGTTCAGTCTTGTTTATGCTGGTAATTCCACACCAGACGGATCACCTGGCGCACCATCATCCTTAGTTGGTTGGTACCTCACAGACGTATAAGCAAATGCCTTTTTACCAAGAAACGAGAACAATGAAGGCTGCCGTTATCGGCACTATTATGCCTTGGTCGGGGGGCGTTAGTGTAGTTCCTGACGGGTGGATTGTTTGTGATGGAACAACACCTGATGCAAAAGATTATCCATTGCTGGTACAAGTTATTGGTGATACTTATAATCAGGGAACATCAAACTTAGGAGGAGCATTTCCAGGATATACTGGACAATTCGTTCTTCCTGATTTGGCTTCTGGTAAGACAATGATGGACATTGAAGGTAGTTACTTTGATGCTGTTCAGGGTACTGGTGATCCAATTGATTCTGATCTTGATGCTAGACCAATAATTGAACCATTTATAGGAGATAATACTGATAATGGTGTTCCTAGTGTCTTTAATGACGTAAGAACTGACGTTGAGTTTACTCTTAATACAAGAAGTGGTTATGGTGGTGCTATTAGTGGAAATACTATTGTTGATGGTGAATCTGAAAAAGCAATTTTTATTGCTGGTAGAAAACTAGGACATCAACATATTAGAGCTCATGCTCATGCTGGTGTTTATGATACATTATTAAATTCGGATCCAACTAAGCCAGGACTTGGTGTTGTTCCCTATGATAATATTACTGCTTCATTTAACTATGCGTCTTATGATGAAAGATTCATACCAAACCTATTCGGTAGTGATGAATTTGACTATGCAAGATTTTCATTGAAATGGTATAAGGACAAAGAGCAAAACCAGCCTGGAACTATTGAGTTATTAGATGCAAATGTTTGGAATCAAATCTCTTCATATAGTGGTGTAGGTTCAGGTTTACCAGGTAGAACAATGATGAAAGTGATAGGTGATAGTCCACCTCTCAACATGTCTCCTATAGGTGTAACAGATAGTAGTATCTGTATCCAATCTGAATTCATATATGATAACCAAGGGGTTGATGGTGGAATGCAGGGTGGTGATATTATTCCTTATGCTTCATTTGGAACTAACTATACAATTCCTACTGGATATCGAAATTTTTATCCTGATGCAAGATCAGCAGGTAATTATGGTACATTTGTAAGTAATATTGGTTCTGACTGGTTGGATAATAGTATTCAAGCACATGCACATGATCCAATAGCTGTTTTTTATGATCAAGGTAGTTTAAAACCTCAGTCTAGATTGGTTGCTGATGTTAATATTCCAGTCACTACTGTACTAGATAATGTAAGTAATGTTGGTGCATTAGAAATTAGTATGAACACCAGTCAACCTTCATTAACCGTTTTGTATATTATTAGAGCATACTAATGGCAAATTACGCTAACCAAAGGGGAAAATATGGTGGGATGGTGGGAAGTATCATTGTACATTCTACCGATTCAATTGGATCAACCAATGACCCTACTGCTACATCATTCAAAAGTGTATTACCTGCAGGATATTTGAGATGCGATGGATCTAAAATTCAAGCAAAGGATTTTCTAGCATTATCCCGTGTGTTGGGTGTTGGTGATAATTCAAGATTTAGAAAAGATGATACAGCATTGAGGAATGAAGATTTAGTAACTGGAGACCTGGGTGAGTTTCAACTGCCAGATATGGGATCGAAAGTAATTATTGGTGGTAGAGGTACAGGTTTATATTCAAATGATTTTGTTGATACTGGATTGGTTGGTCAGACAAAAGTTAATAGAGTTGGACCACAGATTGAAGTTATTAGTAATTTTGGAGATACAATAACTGCTGATTATATTGGTAATGTGAGGATTGTACCTTCTGGTGATCTTGCTTTCCTAGGAAATCCCAGATACAATATGGACAGATCTACGACTGAAACTGAGTTAAATATTGAAAATTTTCAAGGTCATGCACACCAATCTAACCAGAAGTATCTAAACTACACTGGTACACATGAAGTTGGTCCTTTTGGAGGTAAAGACCTTCAGGGAGGAACCGCTAACTCAGGTGCTAGTAACACTTTAGATTTCTCTAACATAGCAGGTGGTGAATCTATACACAAACACAGTATTACCAGACCTACATCATATGCACATAATTTTGTATACTCATATCCTCAAAAAGATGTTGACATGAGTGGAGTACAAGCATATGTTGATGTTGATATTTCTGATGATGAAAAATTGGATCAACTTGTAACACCATTTACTCTTGTAGAATATCTTATTAAGGTATAATAACATGGCTATACCAAGTAATCAATCTTTTGATCCAGTTCCACCACTGTCTCTGGAATTTGTTTATGCAGATGAAAGTAATTGTGTTGTTCAATTAGAATATAATCAGAGAGAACCAGATCTAGATCTACAACTGCAGATCCTTATGACTTATAAAGATGGTACAAAGATCACTGAATCAGAATATTTTACAGAGAGATCTGGAGGTAAATTCACTCATGATCATCCAAAGGGATTAAAAGAGATTCGCTATACTCTTATGGGTCTAGAAGGAGATATGATGAAAATAGTTACTCGTACAGTAGAATTTTAAAATGGCATTTTTACCTGGTCACTATTTTAAATATGGCAATACTGGCAACTGTATTGGAGATAATTATTGGTTCCCTGATGGATCCAATTGGATCTATGATGAAATAAGCAACATATATTGGGGTCTGTTTCAAAGGTATGCTGAACAAGGTGGTGCTCAGTATTGGTATAATGGATTTGTCAATCAACCAGGTTTTGTTAATAATGGTCCACCATCAACATCATATAGTGGTATCACTTCCCTCGTAACCTTTATCAATAATGCTGCTGGACCAGAATTAGCAGCAATTGCTGCTAATGGTAATCATATCTGGGGTGGATCTGGTTCGTGTCCTGTTTTTGGGTGTACTAATCCAATAGCACAAAACTATAATCCAAATGCAACACAAGATGATGGATCTTGTATCATTCTTTCGGGATGTACTGACTCAACAGCAAATAACTATGATTCAAATGCTGTAGTTGATGATGGTAGTTGTACATATAATGCACCACAAATTATTTTTAGTGCAAACCCATCAACTATTGTCATTGGACAGAGTTCTACAGTTTCATGGTACTGTGTAAATCCAGTAACCAGTTTTGGTTTTGTTTCTGGTACTATTAGTAGTAGCTCACCATCAAGTAATCAGATTGTAGTACCTAGTGATACATCAACATACTGTGCTCAAGCATTTGGTCCTGGTGGTGGTTCTGGAACTACTTGTGTTTCAGTTAACGTGTTACAAGTACCACAATGTTCATTAACTTTGCCTGGTTCTGTAATGTATGGAGATGCTAATTATGATGTAGGATATGAAACAATATATGCTACAAGTTCTATTTCAATAACACCAACATATAATTATTTGGATGGTAGTCAAGTTGTTGGTACTACTGTTAATATTTCACCAGCATCTTCTGCAGAGTTGGGTGATTCATCATCATCTACAGAGAGAAATGGTACGGCTACTATTGCTATGCCATGGAATAATCAGGGACCACAGTCAGTTACGATTGTTTTAATTGCTAATGGTGCTGCCCCTTCATCAACCAATGGTACTTTTTTAACTATCATAGACAGAACACCTGCTAACTTTACAATTCCTGAAAGTCCAGAGAAATTTGTAGACGAAGATCCAGTTATCTCACCAGATACTACAATTCTTAGTGAGAAGATATTAATAGATGATATTGACATTCCAGTAGAAATTCATGCAGATTATCCTATACTGGTAGATAAAAATTCCCAGGATGTCTGGCAGGGAGTAAGACAAACTGGTCCAGGTGTTGGTGGAAATAGCACTTTTGATGAGAATGAAGGAATCATAAGTAGTAATTCTAATCATTCTATTGGACGTAAGATTGCTGCAGCAGGTGATCCAAATCCAGAATTCCAATTTAATGGTAGTAATGAGTTTAGTAGTCAAGTATTTTATAGTGATGACCCTAATGAGGAACCACCATTCATTGCAAAGATTTCAAATGCACAACTTGCTCAGTTAGTTAACTGTATCTCTCTTATTGACGAGGTGTCTCCATCAGTCCAAACTATGTTTAATGACTGGTCTAATTTTAGATCTAACTTCCCATTTAGAACATTCTGGTTGCTACAGGCAGTTATACAATCTAATGGTGGTATAAGGTATCCACTCAGCAGATTGAAAATGCCATCAAACTATTTGAGTGACCCATATGCAAATGGTGGTATTCAAGTTAGACGTGATGATGGTAATGCTAGTTTTACTTCTGATTGGTTTAGTATTTGTAATCTAGCAAATGTGCCTGAGGGTACATATGTATCACTATGGATTGATATATCTGGTAGTATGGTATACTCTACTATTCAGGCATCTTACAATGAATTCGTAGCAAATTGTACTGCTAATGGTATCAATATTGTTCTTGAGACTAGTAACAGTGGAGAAAGATGGATTCCAGGTCACGATAAAACTCTACCACCAAGTGCTAACTTTAAGATCATTGCTCCTGATGGTAGTGCTGTTACTCAACTCACGATTGCTGCTGGTCAAGGTCTTACATTAGCATGGATCGTGTTTGGTGATGTTAATAATATTCAAATTACTCCTAGTGATGGTACAGGAGATATTATTAATACTAATGATAGTAATTTCTTCTATGCCAGCACTGTAGTAAATCCAGTAGCAGCAACCACATATACATTGTTTGCTACAGGACCAGAAGGAACAGTTACACTTAATGTTTCAGTTACTGTCTTGTCACCACCAACATTATATCTTAGTGCTAATCCAACAACTAATATTATTGCTGGAAATTGCACTACTATAGAGTGGTACGTAACTGGTGATGCTGATACAATAACCTGGACACAAGGTACTATTACTAATGGAAATCTTACCAGTCAACAACAAGTATGTCCTGGTGATACCACAACTTATTGTGCTTACGTAACTGGTATTGCTGGCGATTCTCCTACTACATGTATTACTGTTATTGTATCTCAAGCTCCAACATGTAGTATTGAATCACCTGTTAGTATTATGTACGGTAATGATAATTTTGATATTGAATATGAAACACAATATGCAACTGCATCTATTGAAATAACACCAAGCTATACTTATCTTGATGGTAGTCAAACTACTGGTTCAGTTATTGTTGTCAATCCCGCAACTTCATCTGAATTGGGTGGCACTCAAGGACAAACAGATAGAGATGGTACTATTGACTGGAGCACTGTTGGTGTACCATGGAATGACTTTGGTCCAAGTCAAATAGCATGGACAATTCAAGTACAAGGTGCTGGTGGAAGCGCATCAGATTCCACACAAACAGGGGTAGTAATTGATAGAACACCTGACAACTTCATTATTCCTGAGAGTAAAGATAAAGTTAAAGAAGAGGAACCTGTAGAGTCACCAGATACAACTGTTCTATCAGAATTATTGTTAGTTGATGGTATTGACATTCCAGTTGAGATTAAAGCAAACTATCCGATTAAGGTAGATAAGAACCTTGAAGACAATTGGAACGGTGTGAGAGAGATCTAAATATAATATGATTGTAATAGTAATAGTTTATCTGTATAGGCAGGAATGACGTATTCTTATTCAAATACACCTTTATACGTTGACGAGGGTGATTATATTCAGTTTAAGTTTAAAGCACCACCTTCGTGGGACTTTACACAGACTATTACAGTACAAATTGGTGACCTTACACAGTTTTGGTTGATTTCAACCATATCTGAAGACTTTACACCAGATCCGTTTCCATTATTACCTGTTGATGATGCGGAAGTAGATACTTTGTATACTTACGCTGATGGTACTAGACCAAACGAGAGTATAATTACGATTAGTGGATTGTCGTCAGGAACAGATGCACCAATATCATTAAGTTCTAATGAGGTTGGTGATGCATCTAAATGGTCATTGAGAATTGATACTAATGGTGATGGTACTTGGGATACTGGGTGGATTCAACCTAGTGGTAATACGACTGTACAGAATGGTGCTAAAATTCAGATTAGAGGAACCACGAGTAGTTTCTCTAATAGAGTTCTTAGAATTAGCCTGGTTATTGGTACATCAAATGAAGTTTGGCGTATAACAAATGCACCAGAACCTTTAAATGAACCAATACCATTCCCCGTATTTACTGACTTAGAAGATCTAATCGTAAACAAATATGCATACAGTGAGGTTATTAGAATTCAGGGAATGACCACTACTGGTAACATTTCACTTACTGGTATTGGTGAGTGGGCAGTTGCATCTGTTAATACTACTACAACAAATGCTGATGGTTTTGATGTATTGGATGGTACTACATTTAGTGCTAACCAAGGAACTGTTAGTAATGGTGATTATTTACAAATAAGAATGCTCACAGCATCAACAGGAAATACCCCAAGATCAACAGATTTAAGTATTGGTGATGTTATTGCTGGATCCACGTGGATTATTACTACTGGAGCAAATCTATCTTCATCACCTGATGCATTTAGTTTTACTGATGTTAATAATGCTGATGCTGATACACTTATTGGATCAGACGAACAACCCTCAGGTGGTATTACTGGACTAGGTGCTGGTGTATCAGTACCTGTAGATGTTATATCTACTGATGCTAGTCTTGTAAGAGTTAAGAAAAATAGTGGTTCTATTGGTGTATTTCCAACAGATGTAACGAATGGTGATACATTAACCATTTACTTACAGTCATCTACACAGTTTGGTGATCCTAAAGAACTACAAATTAATGTTGGTTCTAGAACTATTCCAACATGGACTGTTGTAACTAATAGTGGACCAGATACTGATGCAGCATTCATACCACCATCAGATAAGACTAATCAAATACCAGATACTTTTATCTCTAGTGGTCCTGTAACTATTAGTGGTATTAATCTACCAATTACTATTGAATCCATTAATGGATATAATGCATTGATTTCTATTGACTTTGATACAGCAGTAGAAGGACCAAGAACATTTGATCCTGCAGTTAACACTAGTTTCTATCTGATTATCAAATCTTCTACATCATTACTTACAGGTGAGTTTACACAAATTAGGGTTGGTACTGGTTCAATTAATAGTCCATTTACATGGACAGTAACAACATATGCTGTTGCACCACCACCATCTACTAATCTAGGTAAGTGGTATAGTAAAAAGACAGAGAAGTTTGATGGTTATCCTATCGGTACAGTTATTCCTGTTCTGAAGGAAGGTGCTACTTCAACATATGGTAGTACAGATGGTACTCTTGGTAGTAGATATGCTGGATTTATTGCATGTGAAGGTCAACAACTTGATGCTATACAATACTGGGCTCTATTTGATGTCATTGGTAATACTTATGGTGGTACTGGTGAAAGAACACCAGAACAAAATAACCAAATTACATATAGTGGTGTGTTTAACTTACCTGATTATAGGAACAGAAGACTATGTGGTGTTGGAATAGTGGACTCTTCTAGAGGTGGCTCAGCATTCTTGCCTGTATCCACATCTGGTAAGAGTATCAATGATGTTGGTGCTGAGGGTGGATTCTGGTACTTTGATAGAGTTGATGCCTTCGGTGTACAACCACTAGAACAAATTCAGGGACCACCTTCAAATGATACAGGTCTTAATTCACAGTTCTTCTCTCTTGGTACTGTAAGGTTACGAGGATTAGAAACTATTGTTGATGATATTACATTTGATATTCAGGGTATAGTTACTGCACAGATTGGACCTTTGCAAGAAGTAATAGTTAAACCACCACAACATGACCACGCATACCTTGCTGCTGTAGTAGAGAGTGACTCTGTAACTGGTAATGATCCATGTATCCCTTGGAATGGTAGAACTATGTTCGCCACAGGAGATCCTACTATAGTAGATCATGGTCCAATCAAGTGGGGTGCAGGTAATACTCCAGTACAAGCATGGTCCACATGGATACAACAGTTAGGATTATTCCAACAAGAATTGTCACTATATTATGGTAACAGTTTTAGTATGGATCAGTGGATTCAAGATAACTTGGATACTGGTTACCCAGTAAACGAAGAGATAAACACAAACTGGTTGGGAATTGGAGAAACTGACTTTGGTCCTGAAAGTTCGGATAGCAACAGAGTTGTTGACTTCCTGACATGGTGGATTTCTCCTGTAAGTGCTTTAGATGGTCAAACATTGCAATCGACTGGTCTTACACCCAATACTGGTGCAGGTCAGAATGCTGCATCTGCAGTTGTTGACACACAACCAACTAAATTCTTAATTGACGTATATAATCCTCTTGGTACTTCAGGTACACTTACACACTCACATTTCATTACTGAATCTATTATTGGCAATCCTAACACAGATTTCTCTGGTGGTAACTTAGCAGGTTTAGGTAATTCAAATGCACCTGAAGGTTCTGGTTTAGGTGGAGGTATTACTGGAGGATTACAAACATTTGAAATATGGCAAGACAGACTTGTTAATGCTGCATTGATAGAAGGTGCATGGACTGGTAAATCTGTTAATCAGTGGTCATATCGTCTCACAGGTAGCAATACTTATTGGACTGATCCTAATGATTCGGTCACAACTGATGTGACTATGCAGTATGCTAGTGGTCAGTCTGGATCAGGTACAGGTATGATACTAAGCGTTACTTTAACACCTTGGCCAACTACAGACTCAACTCCTATTGTACTTGGTGATACAAGAGTAAGGATTAATCAAATTGTCAGTCCTGGACAAAATTATCTTGCTGGTGAAGAATTAACATTCCCTCTTTGGGATAGTGAATTTGGTGGATCATTCTTTAGAGTCACTGCAGTTTCTCCTGCTGGTACTGGTGGTGCTGCAGGATCACTTCAGGTATCATTCTCACAGAATGATATTTTCATGGATATGACAGAAGGTGCCTTTAAATTTAGTAGTAACTTCCAAAAACCAACTCCAGATATTACAATGAGACCACAACGACAAGTTCCAATATTGAACCCTTTCCACAAGACTAAATACATGATCAAAGCTTATTAATTTATGACTGGTATTCCTGATTATAGACCCCTTGAATTGATGCTAGACCCAAAGATGACCAAAGTCGAATTCGACGACTTTATTGGTGTGTGGCCCAATTTTATGCCAAAACCATTGTGTGAGACTATTATTAATTACGCTGATAAGATTTCAGACACAGGGTGTACTGTTAACTATGACAAAGAATCAAAGGATCAGCAATATCTAGATGATAAGGAGACAGTATATAAATCAGAAGAGTTTTATGATGGTGCTCTTAACAGACAAGATTTTGCATTTCTATTGAACTATGCAAATAGAGAACTTGTTATACAAATCAATCAAGTTCTCAAATCATGTGCTAACCATTATATAAACAAGTATCAGGCATTAAGGAAACAACCATTGATGTCTACTGATATTAAAGTGCAACGAACTCCACCAGGCGGTGGTTATCATCTATGGCATCATGAAAATGCTGACATTGCACATGCAAATAGAGAATTGGTGTGGATGATATATCTAAATGATATGCCAGATGGGGAAGCAGAGACTGAGTTTCTATATCAAAGACGTAGAATCAAACCAACTGCAGGTACTGTTGTTATTTGGCCTGGTGGATTTACTCATACACATAAAGGAAATACAGTCATGACTCAAGATAAATACATAGTAACAGGATGGTACATCAAAGGTAAGTAAATCCCATGGCGTTTATAGAAAAAATATTGCTTCTAGAAGCTGACTTTTTGAATGGATCTTTTTCTGAGCAGCGATCAGATGAATTTTATGAATCAGCTTATACTGTTCCTAGAAGAACTCAAATAGATAAGGACTTAATTGAAAAGTTCATTGACACTCAAGTGGATGAGTTCTGGCACAGTGATAAGGATAAACTTGAATTCATCCAGTTCTTTAATGATGGTATGTATTTCTGCCAGAGACGTAAGACTGTATATGATTTCGCTAATAACACATCATATCCTAAAGTATATTCATTCACCTCAGCAACAAAAGAACAAGCAGAAGCATTCTATACTAAAGTTAAAGACTTCTTCTTTGTCGTTAAAGAAGTTAATAATCTAAAGATAGAAGAGAAAGTATCGGCAATTGATGATGAAATAGTCTTCTGGGAGCAGAGATGGAGATCACTGAAAAGACAGAAAGTTAATATGTTATCACTATCTGATTGGAGGGTATTGCCAGACATCACAGAAAAGTATACAGGTGAGAAAGACGATTGGGTTGCATGGAGACAATGGTTACGGGATTCTGCATTACCATCACCAACTGATGCTCAGTTTGAAGGATCAGGTTTAAAGTATTTCAAATATACACATGAACTTAGGTTCCCAGTTGATCCAACAAACTATACAAAACTATATCCAAATGGTAAGTTGGATGATGGAGTAACAGATGCTCCTGCATTCATGGATGTGAATGATGCTGATCAGTGGGTTGAGACTGAAGCAGAATCAAGTAATGACTTCTGGAATACTAATGAGGAGAATCTGTGGAGACTTGCTCAACGTGGTGAACGTGCTTCAAGGAAGGTTACAACTAGTATTCTACAACTCATGAAAGACTTGAATGTTGATGATCTTGTTCCAGTAGATTGGGATAAGTTCTATACTGATGAAAATGAACTATAAAGAGGAACATGAATAACTACAACACTTTCTATCTTGATAATTTCATTGAGAAGTATGCTGCTCAATTGGGCAAGCCTGTACTATACTTAAGATCAACTGGTTGGAATGCTAGTTCTGATGTTGCTGCTATCAATGCATCATACACCAAGTATGAAGGCATTCTACCAAATGATATATGGACTGCACTAAAGAATTCAGAGTTTGTATTCTCTGAGGTCGATGACGATCTTACTGATACTATGGAGTGGTTGGGTGATAACTTCCCATCATCACAAGCATCAACTGCAATACCAGAGGATTATATATTTTATTCTCTTGTTAATGCAGAAGGACAACAAGTTGCGAGCAACGAGTAATGATCTTTACTGAAGACTATAATATTGCTGATAAGTATCGTCTGTCAGACGGGGAGAAGGTATCAACCGTTGAGATGATGCCTGCAAGGTTTACTAGTCTCGATAGTGCTAAGTATGGTCCTGTATTAGATACTCCTATAAAAGAAGCAATTAACAAATACTTCAATTTCAAACTACCTAATGCTAATGATCCAAACTATACATGGGATAAGGATCTGTATGTCTATCACTTAGATGGTGTGTATCAAGAGTTCTTTTGTAAGAAGTTCTATTCATATAGTAGTGTAGCATTAAATCCATCTCTTTGGAACCTATTTGTTGATGGTGTTGGACAACCTAAGATTAAGGATGTAAGACAGAAATTAGATAAATTTACTAGTGTTACTGATGCAGCATGTACTCATTTTACTGGTATAACACTGTCACCAACTGGTGAACTGATTAGTATTAGAGTATATGATGAGAACTATGATCTATCAGAACTAGCAGACAATGATTTCTTAAGTAGAGTCAATGATATTCCTTTATCATCTACAGATGTTGAATTGTATCGTACTCCAATATGTAAAGGATCAATTGATGTTTATCCTGATAGTGATCTAATCACATATAGATTGAACTTTAAGTATTCCAAGCTATTTGATGAGGATTATAAAAGCAAAGGATTAATAAGACACACACCAAACATGAAAGAATATGCAAAGTCATATCTAGATTTACTGTCACGTGATGGTGGTGTACAGGTATTAACAGGAGATCAGGTGGCATTCATTGAGTCTAAACTTGTGGGTGAATCATATTTCAACTTAGAGTATGATGTCAACCCTGATGGGACAGTTTCTGAAGTGTATGCATACATCAATACAGTTCATGAATTTAAAGACTTGACAACTCAGTAATTATTTGGTATGCTATAGCATAAGAATTTTATTGGTATGGATTTGCCTGACCAGAATCTATTAAAACATCTACAAATGCAAGCGATGCTACGTGAGAATCATTTCCCAGAGGATGAGTTAAAATATTTGGGAGAACGTGATGGTCAACACTACTATCTTATAGCAGGTGAACATGAGGTGCCAGTGTCAGATATTATTGGTTGTGATCAAATATCAGAATGAAAAAGAGAATTGCAATTGTAGGTGCTGGTAATGCTGGATGTATAACTGCATTGAACTTCGGATATTTTGGTGGAGATAGGTTTGAGATCGATATGTATTACGATCCAGATACTCCAATGGAGAGAGTAGGACAAGGTACTACTCCTGATGTGTTGCAGTTAGTATCTGCCAGTCTTAATTTAGATTGGTGGAACAATGATATTGGTGCAACAATCAAGACTGGTATATTATATGAGAAATGGGGAAAGAAGCAAGAGGAAGTCTATCATAAGTTTTACATGAATAATGTTGCAATGCATTTTCAGACACATGAATTATCAAGAAAGGTTAGAGAATCACAGTATGTTAATGTAATTGAGAAGAATGTAATAGATCCTGAAGTAGAGATTGATGCTGACTACATCTTTGATTGTAGAGGTAGGTCTGATAATGATTATAATGAATACGATACTCTCATCAATCCATTGAATGCAGTTCTATTATGTAAGCAAGGTGGTAGAGATCCAGATCTAACACATACTAGATGTGTTGCAACACCTGATGGTTGGACATTTGTGGTGCCAAATCATGATAGTGTATCATATGGATATCTTTACAATAATAACATATCATCTAAGGATGAAGCAACATTTAATATGCATGAGATCTTCAATGTAGTTCCTGATGGTGATCTAACATACAGAAATTATATTGCTAAGAGTATGTGGAAAGGAGATAGAACTATACTTAATGGTAATAAATTTTGTTTCTTAGAACCACTGGAAGCAACGTCGAGTACATTCTATCGTTACCTTGCTGGTAATGCATTTAACCATATTATAGAAGGTAAAACAAAATATATGTGTGATTACGATGTACGCACATATATGAAACGAGTTGAGACATTTGTTCTATGGCATTATCAGTTCGGATCTGCTTACGATACTCCATTCTGGCAGTATGCCAAGAGTCTACCATTTGAACCAGATCTTGATTTCCGCATTTTTAGTGAGCAGTCTTTACGAATAGATTATCCCATGCTAAACTCCAAACGGTTAGGAGGAAATAAACAAGAGTATGGGATCTGGCCACTAGTGTCATTTAAAATATGGCATGATGGTATGATACCATAAATCATTATTAACAACACACCCCACATGGATACCAAAAAAGAAAAACGTCGTGATGCACTTGGTCTTTTAGTTGAGTCATTACATAAAGCAGACTCTAGGTTACGTGGGTGTGCTCACAACCAACAGTGCTACCATGAACTTATGGAATGGCGTCAAGAAGTCCTTGAATACTTAGAAAACCGTCGTAGTGAGGAATTCTCATGAACCGTCCAATCTTAACTAATCCAAATTATGTACCAGACAAAGAGTATGCAAAAGAACGCAAGATTCGTATGCAAGACGCTATCGAAGATTACCTTCAGGATGAGACTATCTCGTCACGAAGAATATATGAGGAGATGTTATCTTGCATCGATGGTGTAAACTCTGATCGTGCTGATGAACTTAGGTCATTAATGCATGGTTACTTACAAATGAAACAAAGTATTCCTAGTAGGTACTAATGAACAAAAAAACAAGACTTCTCCAAGCATTAGCACAAATAA